TCGCCAAGTGTAGCACATTGAGGTAATGATTTCTTCGCGTGTTTTCATTTTCTAGTCAGGAATGGTGACAACACAGGTGGATGCCAACCCACAGGCTTCAGTACCTTGCCATCTTCACGCTTGCGCACCTTGCCTGTTTCTCGATCAATCTTGGCAAAGTTAGTGCTCATGACTTCTTTCCAAGCACCTTCTGCATCAAAACCTGCTGAATGAATAGCACCAATTGTGACCACAAGGATGTCAATCAGTGCATCCAGTTCTGCTTCCATGTCATGTGCTTCTTGCAGTTCGCGGAACTCTTCCGCAATTAAATTTTTGTACATGGTGTACTGAGCGTCATTCATTGCGTCGACACTTTGGTCGCAAGCCCGCATAAATTTCTCCTGATCACGAAAGGGATTTGTCACGTGCTGCCTCCTGAGTATGAAATGGTCCTTGATATTGATAGCGTTCCAACACAATTAGTTTTGGGTTGCGAAGCAGTCGCCAACTACGATGTTGTTTCACAGCATACCAACCTGCGGCATACCATGACTTTGATTTGTTCTCTTTAGTGAAAAGTGGCAACTTATGTTTGACGTCCCACATGGGGTTGAATGCTCTGCATCCTGTTTCAAATCCATGCACTTGATCCGGTGCAGGTCGGGTGGTCTTTTCCGGTGGCGCAAACTCAATGTTGACCTTTTTACGCACCATGGGTATGGTTTTAAATTTACCAATCTGGTCATTGATGCGTACAGTGTAGCCATCGCCTTCGGCTTCTACCACACCAATCTTGCGATCATCTTGCTTCAAGATCCAATACTTTTTATCCACTATGGGTTTGGCTTCGATCATCTAATACTCCTTTGTATGTTTCGTTCAACCAGCGACTAATGGCATCTGCATAGTCACTGAGTTTTGTGAGTTCATATCGGCCACAGAATCTTAAAAATTGCGCACCTACCATGCCCACATCTCTATGGCTAATCTGCTCACGTATGGCTTCATCTACAACTGCTTTGATCTCATCAGGCTGTGCAGTAAGATCAATCAACACACGGTTGCGTTCATAATCTTCCAACACCTTGTGCTCAGCCTGTTCATGATCAGACCAACGTTGCAACATGAGATTGTTCCATGCATAGCCTCGACGGTCACGATCTTCAAATGCTTCTGTAAGACCCACTTGATTCTTAGTGCCTTTGACCCGCACACCAGGATAGGCCGAGAACACATTGTCACCAGGATCACCACGCATGCACTTCAAGAACAACACCCATTTCTGATAATCTGGTGGAGGCACAAAGTCAGCATCGGCTTTGCCAACCTTGATCTTTGAGTTGCTTTCAATAGTAAATGCCAAGTTTTTGCCTTTTGCGTCTGTGACACCTGCGGGACTGAACAAGTGATCATTGATGCCATTGTAGAGTTTAACATTGGGTGCAATCAACTGCACAAAGTCAGAATCTGAACTGACAATAACGTGTTCGTCTTGGGGGTGTAAAGCAATCCAACGTGCAATGATATCATCTGCTTCTGCTGTGGCACAACGGATAACACTACAGTTGGTTCGTGTAGACAAGTATTTAGTCAACTCATCATAGGTTTCCCAGAACAGTTTGTCCTCTTCTGCTTCTGACTCACTCATTTGCCCACGTGCCACTGCGCGGTTGGCTTTGTAGGGCTTGTAGTGATCTTTGCGCCAACTTCGACCTTCTAGTGCGAATACCACATGATCAGCGCCCAGATCACGTGCTACTTTGTTTGCACTCATCAGCGTTAGATGCAGGGCAAAACCCAGTTTGGTCCATGTGTCTGCGGCACGGTGCGCTTGGTGCCGCGCACGGAAAAACATGTTGCTAGTATCAATCAGTAGGTAGCGCATCTGTATTCACCAAGTTGTTTTGCTTGATGTATTGTAACAGGTATTGCGCCCAAAAGCAATGGCCTTTGGCATCAAAATGGTACCATTTTGTATGAACATGCCCATTTTGTTGTAAAATGGCAGAATAAGAACCCTGTCTGTTGTAAGGTTCTAAATAACTAACTCCCCAATCGTGATGACTATGGATGTTACTAAAAGTGCTGTGACTGCTGTAAAACAAGTGTGGAATGTTCAAATCTTGTAGTTCGCAATGCAATGCCCAAATTTTCTTGTGTGCTTCTTGAGTTTTAATTGCCCAATCTATATTGATCACAAATTCTCGATAACGTTGCTGTAGTTCCGGTGGTACTATATCTACACCTGATGCATTAACTTGGTACCATGTTCCATTATGCAACCATTCTTCACGTTCCCACGTGGTCCACTGTATGACCATGAATGTGTTGCTCAATTTGTCAGGGTTGTTGGCAATCCAATCTCTGGTGGTTCTGACAATGCGATCATTACTGCTGGCTGACTCTGCATCGCAGACCAATATCCGGCCAAGATCATGTGCCAAATGTGTACACCAACTGGCCGCCAAGTTAAGTGGATGTGGGCGACGATCTATACCGTTTTTACCATCGTCTACAGCAAATACATCTGGCACAACTGCTTCTGCGGCAGCGGTGTGGCTGCAACCGTTTGCATACAATATCATCTGGGACTGGGACCACCTGTGTCGTCTGCGCCCACTGGTTCCCATGACTCTAATTTCTTTTTCATGTCTTCGGCTTGTGCCACACGTTGACGCAGTTCACTGCTGCTGAATGAATGATCACGACCATTGAAATGCAATTCAATATCACGTTTGTGACAGATCTCACGACCGGTAAACTCCCGGCCTTCGTATTCCACACCCAGTATGCGTACATCAATAGGCAGGATCAACAACAGGTCTTCTAGATCTTTTTCTGTGTTGTACACCCAAACTTCATCCACATACTTGCAACCTATGAGTTGCAGTTGCCGCTCCACAATGCTTTGCACTGGACGGTTCTTGTTGGGACGATCCAAAGTGGGATCGTTTTGCAACGCACAAATCAAGTAGTCGCATTCTTCTTTGGCCTCACGCAACATGGCAATGTGACCAGCGTGTAACAAATCAAAAGTGCTGGCAGTAAAGCCCACACGTCTTCCATCCATCATATCAATGTCCTTAACTAATCTCGGTGCGTCCGTCACCAATGTCTCGAGTGTGTACATAACCACCTGCTGAATTGCGCATGGCTTGGTCCTGTTCCCAGGTTTCCATCACAACGTGTCTGCACACATTTTGGAACCAACGATCCACAATGTCCGAGTCTGCGTCCGTGGGCTTCATCATGTAACCGGCCTTGACCAAGCGAGCAATGAATATCTCATTCCAGTCTAGTTCAAATGCACCTTGATGCAAGTTGTTGGGATCAATGTCCATGGCAAGAATAGCCACATAAGGTTCGTTGTTTTCTGTGGCCAGTTGTTTGGCAGACTTTTCAGGTGCCTTGGGCACACGGATAACTTTTTCTTTTTCCTCTTTAACAGGAGGCGTTTTCTTTTTTGTTAACCAATCCCACATTTCAAATGCTCCATCTAGTATCATTTACCCCACCCGTTGCCCCAGAGGTCAACGTGTAATCGTGGACTGTACCAGTAGCCACGTTTCAGTGCTTCGTCAGCAACATTGATCCTGTTGCCGTCATACACTGACACCACACCGCCCACAGGCATCACAAACACAGGACCACCAAACTCACGCAAGCGATATTCTGCCACTGCACGATCCAGCTCATCAAAGTCCTCGACCTTTTCCACCACAAACTTGAGATATGTAACACCATGTGTTTCATAGTCCCAGACTACGTCGGGCTTGATGGCATCTGCCCATTTTTCGCCACTCACGCTTAGTTTGGGACTGACACTGAATGTGATCTCACCAAACCAGTCACGCAAATAATCTCTAAACTCTCGAGTCAAGTCTTGGGTGCCGTTGGTTTCAAATGTGATGTGTCGCAGGCCACGTTCTGCCAACACATCCAGCAGTTCAGGATAAGCACGTTGCCAACCCAACAGCGGTTCGCCACCTGTGATCACCAAATGCACGGGATTGCCATTGGGTTGCAGCCAGCTACCATTGGGCAACAGTGCAGTCATTTTGTCCACAAGTTCTTCCACTGTGTATGTGGGGCTCAAGTGTTTGAAGTCTGGATGCCATGACGCATAACTGTCGCAGCCGGTGTTTACCAGTGGCAGTTCTTCAAATGTTTTGTACAGACCAACAGTTTTTGCAACTTCGTCTGCTTCTGTACTTTTTTCGCCTGGCTTGCAACCAAACCCTGAGCAAGTAAAGTTACAACCAAACATGCGCAAAAATACACTGGGCACGCCAACATAGCGTCCTTCACCTTGTGCTGAATAAAATAATTCTGATACTTTTAATTTCATAATCTTGTTACCTTTGACATTCCTGTACGATGTTTATTTAGATTGATACTTTCTTCATGCATTTTAACACGAGTATCTTGATTTGTCACCCAACCTGGCAATACTGCATCCAAATAGGTCAAATGCTCAGCAGGTGTAGGGTGCGGATCATCACTGTGTTTCCATCCTGAGGGATACAACACTGTTTGATAACTGGGCATGATGTTATTTAGAACGGGTTGATATAAATCAAAAATATCTTGATCGCCTGGCGAATAGTCAAACTGTCGGGGATTCATTATGTCGCACATGGCCAAAAACTTTGCAGTAACACCAGCACAGTTATTCAAAAAACTACTAGTGGCCTTGATCAAGGCAATGTCGCGTATCAAACATCCTCTTTCAGTGATAGCATCTCGAACATACCCTGGATCATATATTGGACAGGTAGTTATGTTGCCCAGAGTCTGCCAACGATCAGTGTAACGATCTTCTCGCATGACATTGGTCCAGCACACTACCACAGTATCATCGGCGCCAAAATGGTGACGCTGATCTGCTTCCATTATGCTGTTAAAAATATAGTGATTGCCGGCACCTGATTGCCCCCAGTTTTCAAAATAGTCAAACTCTGGTGCAAGACAATCGGCCCAGGTGCTCCAACGATAGTTGGTAAAACTACACCCAAATGCAAACAATCTTGACATTATGCCACTAGTTGTTTTTTCTTCACTGAGAAACTGCCTTGTGCTTTGGCAGCACCTGCACCTCGACGTGTGCCTTTGGCATTTTCAACGCCAATACGATCCACTGTGGCTTTGCCAAAGTTTCGTCGTCGGGCAAAGTAAAAAAGTTCCAAAAAACGATTCAAACTCATGGTCTTGTCTTCGGGGAAGTCTAGTCGATAAGTTGTGGCAGTTTTTTCTAGGGGCTGATTGAAACTGAGGTAATCCCAAATGTTGTACCCTACGTCAAGATTCATAGGATACTGATTCCTATCGTTGTACTTGATATAGTAGTTTCTTTGCAGTTTCATCAAACTGGCCACTAAATCTTCAGGTAAGTTGTAACGTTGTAAAAACTTTTCCAGCACGTCATACAGTTCATCCACACGGTCTTCTTGGTGCATGTT